TCACCCGCGCGCCAGTAACAGCATCAATACGTTGCCGTTATGTTGATTCAGCGTCTGGCTGGCTGCTCCCATCGCGGTATAAATTGCGTGATCCATTGAGCTATCCCGTCAGCGATTAGCGTAAGTTAACCAGCGTGTTGAGGATCTGGTCCTGGGTTTTGATGGTCTGGGCGTTAGACTGATAGTTACGCTGGGCAACGCAGTAAACAATGGCCCGGTAAAGCCGCTATTGGTCGTCTGAAAGACGAGGAACTGGCGCAATATAATTTGTGGCTGGATTACCTGGACGCACTGGAGCTGGTTGATACCTCCAGTGTGCTAGATATTGAATGGCCTACGCCTCCGGCAGTTCAGGCCAGATGACATCCGGCGCTGTGCTGGTATCTGTTGCCGTCACCGCGTCAATGTAATCCAGCACAGTGTTAAGCAATGGAAATACGCAGACAGGTGAAGCCCATCTCGGCAAATAACGCGATATCTTCCGGGTAACGGTGATAAAAATCGATGGCGACATCTTTGATATTCTCTTTCCCCAGGATGCGCGGTTCCATTTTTCCCATTACGCCATGAGGCTGTAAATCTTAGGTCGAGATCCCTTTGCCATCTTCCTTACTCAGGTGGCGGATGCGCGCATTGAATACGTAGGCAATGGCTACATTAACGAAGCGCAAAATATGGGCTGGTTGCAGCGTTTCTTCCTTAACCTGTCGCCAATGCCACCGGAAATAATCGTTTCGTTGATATACGGATAGATCGTGATTTCTTCGCCAAGATAGCTGGCGGCTCCCACCCAATGCGGGCCGCTGGTCTGCAGATTGATGGACATGCCGATCATGTGGCGGCTACATGGTTTGGCATCGCTTATCAGTCGCTCAAGTTCCAGATAGGTATCTTCAGTGATGCCCTGGTCCTGCACGCCGATATCCAGGCGAAACGTGCCCGGTGTTTCTCCGGTCTGCCACCACTCAATAATGCGGATCAGGAATCCGAACGGCTCCACCACCCGCCGCACGGCACTGGTGGTCCCTTTATGCTGATGAATATAAAAAGCATCCTTCACCACCTGGCGCTTGACGCTTTCAGTCCAGCCCTCGTCCCAGCGATCCACAGAGAACGCCCAGGCGAGATAAGGCAGGAAACTGACCGGACAGGTTGCCGGATTCCACAAGTCACGAAGCGGCACCTGCAGATCAGAAATCCCGCTGCAGGTTTGCGCCAGTCGGCGCTCCAGTGGTGTTGAACCCGGTGGCAGCAGACTATTCATCCGTTCCTCCGTTGGTTACGCTCCACTGCGTACATGATGCCGCCTGTGTTTTGTTCAGGACCACATCCGCCAGAGGAGAAGCCAGCTCCACACGCTGCACCCCCTCAACATGCAGGGCGGCAAAAATGGCGCTACGGCGAATATCCCGACCAAGACGCGTCTGACTGGCGATGTACTTCTGCAGGCTGGCTTTTGCCGCTGCCATTACCGGCTCTGCTTCCGGTCCAGGATAGAGAAAAATGGTGGCTTCCACGCGATACGGGATGATTTCTGCGCTGCGAACCGTAAGACGGTCAGCCACCGGGCGGACGTTCTCACTGTTCAGAGCTTTTTCCACCACGTCCAGCAGGTCTTTTTCTGCAGTTCCATCGCCTTCGCGGCTAAGGACAGTCAGCACCACCTCTGCAGGTGCCGGGCTGGTTGCACTGGCATCCGCCACCCGACCGTCGGCGCTTCGGGCATGAAATTCATAAGCTGCAGTTGGCCCCGCAACAGAAAGCCCTTCAAAGGCCGCAGGCACACGCAGGCGCAACGCTTCATCGCTTTCCATCACAGCTGCAACGGGCGGCACAGCATCATTATCAGCAGGCGTCACCGTCAGGCGTGTCACGTTGTAGTTGGCAGCGAGCTGGTCAAGATCGCCGCCCATCGCGTAAGCCACCATCACCGCCTGCGCGGCTTCGTTAATGCGCTGGCGCAGAAGCAACTCACGGTAAGCGTTCTCCTGCAACAATTTAGTGGCGGGTTCAGATTCCAGTTCCAGCGTGCGGATCACTGCTTCCTGCTCATCTTTCGGATGAAGCGCCACAAATTCTGCCTTGCGTTCGGCAAGCAGCGTCTCAAAGTCCGGCACATCCACAATCTGCGGTGCAGGCAACTGCGAAAGGTCAATCACTGCCATTCTCTGCTCCTGTTGATACGGAAAGGGACACAGGCACACCGTTATTCCGCCGCCCGGTCAGCTCCACCACCATTGAACCGTCAAAATTGCTGTTGATGGTGATGGAATCCAGCGTCAACCGTGGCTCCCAGCGACTCAGCGCCACATACACTGCCGACATGACCTGCAGGCGTAATGCCGGATTTTGTGGCTGATCTATCAGTGCCGACAGCAGGGAACCATATTCCCGGCGGGCAATACGGCTACCCTGCGGTGTCAGCAGAATGTCCCGCACCGACTGGCGCAGATGATCAATATCAGTAATGACTTTGCCGCTGGTATTGTTCATCCCGCTATAAAGCGTCATATCGGGCCTCCGGTTGTATCGCCGCCTTTCAGGACGCCAGTATGCTGATGCGCATCAACCACGATCCCGTTAGAACTCATCGCTCCGCCGCCCTGGGTAACGCCACCATTGATCACCACTTCGCTGTTAATGCGCGTGCGGTCAGCCTCCAGTACAAACTCACTGGTTTTCATGGTGATGTTGTCAGCAGCCTCAATGACCATGGATTTGATGCCCCTGACATACCAGCGCCCGGTGGCGGGTTCGTATTCAAACCAGCCACCGTCAGGATGTTCTGTCACGCAGGCGTCCGCCGACGTCGACGGTGGTGCGAACTGATTCGAATAGACAGCGGGCAGCGCAAAGGCGGTTTCCAGATTGCCGCCCAGACTCAGCAGCACCACCTGCTCACCTTCCGATGGTCGCCACCATGTACGGGCATTCCCGGCACGCAGCGTCAGCCAGCTGATCCAGTTGGTTTCAAGCTCGCCCGTTTTCACCCGGCAAAGCCAGTTTTCCCTGTCCACTTCGGTGACTACCCCTGTGCGGATCAGGTTGGTGATAAGGCGCATGATTTCGGTTAATTGTGCGTTCATAGGGAAAGGTTGCCATCAGGGGAAGAAAGGCGGCAGTGCTGCAACTTGTATCAGTGCTGATACAAAGATCACCCCGCCAGCCATTGCAGAATCATGTCGCGGGTCATTGCCTCAACATCATCATTTACACCCAGAAGGCGACGCTCTGCGTAACGCACCTCCGGTCCCTTACGACTGACGCGATCTCGCAGGCCGTAATGGTGAACGCGGGCAATGCGCTGCACCTTGCCTTCAAACTGCACGCTGGCAGAGTCGGTGCTGGCGGCAGTTTTCAGGTATTTTGTGGTGCGCAGCTTTGCAAACATCTGACGTTTGATGCGCCCCTTCTTGCTGCGTGCTGTTACCCTGCGCGGTTCATAACTGCTGCCATCTGGATTGCGCTGCATCCTGATATTCTGCTGCTGTGTCCGGCGCAGTTCCTGCGCCAGCTGGCGCATCATGCGGCTTCTCGTGGCTGGTTCCAGATTCGCCAGCAAGGCACTCAGCCAGTCGTCCACCTTCTGCAGTTCAGCCAC